GGTTCTTCTACCCACAATACTGTGCTGGAAGCAACTTCGATGGCATGAGACTTGGTATATTGTGCATAGGGAATCAGACCTACCATGATCTGGTTGGGTTCGGTGCGGCTGGGCATGAGCTGGATGATGGCGGGCTTTTGTATATTGAGCTTGGAATCGGATGTAGTAACATCACCGATGAGCTCTTCGCCAGAGATCAATTTAACAATTTTAATCATTATAACTCCATTATTTATATGAAAAGGAGGCCCGAAGGCCTCCGGATTTACTGCTTTTTACGATCTGGGTAGTTTAGCTGTTCCCATTCTTCGTCGGTTACGGGCCACCAGTTCAAGCTAACTTTCATGTTGAACCTTTCTGGTATGGTGCGGTTTGGTAAAATCCCATTCTTCACCCAATACTGGTTTCTCTTTTAAGGCATCTTCTAGAGCCACCAGGGTGCAAAGAGCAAACAATATCAAAAAAGCTACTTGTAGTCCTAGTTCCATGTTATTTCTGCATTAACTTTCTGGCGCTTTGCCATTTGCCTCGGCGAGTAAGATGACTGGCTACAAGACCCGTACACCATACATCATAGGCTGCTTTGAGAAATGCCATCATAGATATCCCCTGTGTCTTAGTTGTTTGAATCGAGCAACATAATCAGCTCTATCAACACTCTGAGCCAGGTAATCTTCTATGGGATTGCTAGGCGTTGACCATTTTCTAAACCATAACCAAAGGTCGTTTAGTTTAGATATTAGTATCATCTTCGGTCAACAGTGTCTTTTTAGTTTTGGATTTGGTTTCACCATCGGCAACAGCGATTTTCTTGGGCTTCTTGTGCTCGGGGATGATCTTTTCCAGAGCAATCTTAAGCATGCCATTCATCATGAACGCATCATTAATTTCCATGGTGTCGTCCAGGAAGAAGGTGCGAGTGAACGCACGATTGGCAATGCCCTTGAAAAGGAAATTATTGTTATCATCTTCGGTTTTACCGCTGATGATTAACTTGTTGTCCTCAAAGGTGATGTCTATGTCCTGTCGTGCAAAACCAGCTACAGCCAATTCGATAACATAGTGGTTATCTTCGACCTTGCGGATGTTGTACGGAGGATAGTTAGGAATATTTTTGGTCACATCGTCATGGAACTTGGCCATGCGATTATAGGTGTCGTCAAAACCTACGAAAAATTTTTCAATGTCTTTAAACATGTCGAAAGTGCCGTTTTTCAGCATAAGTGTCATAATGGTTCTCCTCGAAAGCGAGATTGATGATTGCCAACCCATGTGGCGTTGGCACCAGTGGATATTTTACTAGCCTTCGCTGGCATGCTAGTCCCATCCCGGGGATACTTTTATTTATAAGGTCTTGTCGGGTTTCTTTTTGCCGATATTGTATTTTGTTTCCAGATTCCACTGGTCCTTTTCACGGAAACTGATGACCTTGATCTGACTCAGAGGAGCCTGATGACGAATGCTTTCAGCATCCAGGACCTTTACCAAACCCCAGTCAACCAGCAGTTTGGCTATGGTATTGCGTCGTTCCAGATCATTGTCCGTAAGATCAGCGGGTTTGCCGTCAAGCACAAACAACTCTTTGAAATGTACTATGAAGTAACGTCCCTGCTTGTGCAGTATGTGACAACTTTGATACAGGGTATTGTCTTTGCGTGATGCTACGCCGATGCGAGTCAGAGTCTCCCGAACCTTTAAAAAATCGTCGGGTTGATTTAGACTGATTTCCAGGGGCATGTAGCCAGGGAAATCAATTTTGAAGAAATCTTCAGCCATTTAAGCCACCTTTTCTTGTCCTTTTTTTCATGATTTCAATGTCTGCATCGGACAGTAGGGGCAAAACCTGGACGGCTTTATCAGTGCTATAGCCATAGTATGTTTTGATTACTTCTACCGCGTCAACAGTCTCGGCCTTGATCCATTTGTTGAATCTTTTTCTGGCTCTTACGATATTTATAAGAAAATCATATTGTAGTTTTCGGTCAAGATGCGTGCGACCATTCATGGCATTGGCTACAGCCACAGTATCTTCGCCCATGCTCAGCGCTCTATTCACCATGTATGAGCTATAATCTTTCTCATTGTCAGCGGTCATCATGTAGTTATGCTGATAGATACTGTCGGCCCAGGCAAAGGGCGAGACTTTGGTAACACGTACATCGATTTCTTCGAATACGGGCTTATCAGCTACTTCGTCGTCAAAGAACTTCATGATATTACAGCCTCATCTATCCAGTTTTGTGCATAGCTTCGAGCATCGAAGATGTTGTCGAAGAAAAGCTCTTCCTGATGTTCAGTGATGCTGTTGATCAACACCAGACGCCAGCCAGTACCTCTGGTGCGAAGCAGGGCTGTCTTGTAGTCTTTGGTCCAGGTAGTTTCCATGCTAGTTCTTCCAGGTAACTGTGGCCATGAGTTCAGTCAGACAGGCAACTAGATTCAACTCCTGATCTGCTACGAATGCTGCCTTGTACTGATAGTCAGCCAGGATCAGAATGGCCTGTGGCACTTCGTTGATGATGTCTGTGATGTTGTCATAGATGCGACGAAATACTGCATGTGGATCATCATTGTTGTTCACAACCCAGGTACGCATGGCCTTGAAATCTTTTTCACGCAGAGCAGTTACCAGAGCATTGAAGGTTTCATCATCCAGGGTGCTTAGCACGCCGGCATCGATGCGACCTATGCTGGCATAGCGTTGCAAGTCATTGATGGTGCGTCTATAGTCCGGAAAATGCTTCATGACTACTGCGGCCAGGGCCTTTTCGTCATATGCAATCTTTTCATTGTCCAGAATGAATTTGACACGCTTCATGAAGCGACTGGCAATCTTGGGCTTGTCGGACTTGGGTATCTTAAATTCCACCACTACCAACCTGCTCCACAGTGGCTCAATGATGCGACTCTTGAAGTTACAGGTAAAGATGAACCTGCAATTAGCACTAAACTCTTCGATGAAGTTTCTTAACGCAGGCTGCGTGGCCGTAGTCAGATAGTCTGCCTCATCGAGAATTACAACCTTAATACCGCCACCGAAGCTGACGGTGCTGGCAAAGTCTTTGATTTTGGTTCTAAGAGTATCAATACCACCGTCCAGACTGCCATTGATAACAATAAAATCGACGCCCAATTCTTCACAAAGTGCCCTAGCTACTGTGGTTTTGCCTGTGCCTGGTGTGCCGCATAGCAGCATGTTCTGGACCTGTCCCTTCTGGACCTGCTGCTCAAACATCTGTAATAGGTCTGAGGGCAAGATACAATCAGCCAAGCGCTGAGGACGATATTTTTCAACCCACAAAAACTGCTCATCACGAATTTCCATAATAACTCCATAATTTATTTTACTTCACTCACCCCAGAAACGTTTCTTGTTCAAAAAACCTAACTGTTCGACCAATAAAATTACTTCCCAGGCGCGTGGAACATAATATTCCCATTGGTCCTGAGATCCACATTCGCGCTCGCTGATGATTCTAGCGACATATCGAATGTTCTCTTCGGCTTTGCTGGGCTGCGAATTCATTAGGCAAAAGTCGAATCTGGATCACAGGCCAACCAGTATTCAAGATTCTTGGTCTCGTGCTTGAGATGCAGGAATTTTTTCTTGCTTACTGTTACCGTATAGGCATCGGGGATGATCTTGAAGATGTCTACGCCGAAGAATACATTGAAGTCATCGAAGCCTGGACCAATGACCTTTTTATAGCTATTGGCCTTGGCGTTTTTCTTATCACTGATGCTAAGTGTTACTTGGTTTAGCTTACTGGTGATGAAGATATTAGGGCTGGCCGTAATGGCAATGGCCTTTTGCATGGTCTGAACGTCTTCGGCGCTGAGCTTAAACTGGAAGTGGTTGTCTACTTCGATGCTCTTGTTGGCTGGTGGCGCAGTTACTAGTCTTGGGTCCGAATAAAAATATTCAAAGTCTCCACCGTTGCGGGCGATGCGGAGGCTTTCTTCATTAAAGTCAACTTCACATTTCTCATTCAAGGTCATGAGTGCCAAAAGACTGTTCAGGTCATAGATGGCTACTTCGCGAGGGAAATTTTCAGCTACCGTAGCAGCCGCAAAGATGTTCTTGGCCGTACTCATGGTAACAATCTTGTCGCCAGGCCTAAAGATGATGTTGCTATTGATGGTAGCAAAGTTCTTTAGAAGCTGGATGGTCTCATTACTGATCTGCATTATCTACTCCTTGGGTTTCCAAATCATGCACATACAACATTATAAGGGCATAGTGTAAAATCTTCAATATGTCTTTTCTGTTTCGGCCTCCTTTTCTGCCGTAACGCTGCGAATATTTGATGATGTTGCTCCGTGTGTGCGGTATGCCATCACCACAATCAATGATGAATTCGGTGGTCTGAATTTTTCCCTGAGCATAATGTTCACCATAGGTACTGTCAACATAGGCCTGTAGTTGTTGCATGAGCTCATTTTCTCGATACTTGTATTTCATATATCCTCAGTAGTTGTTAGGGTTTTTACGCCAGGCGTCAAAGTAGCTTTCAGCACTATGTGGAATGATAGTACGTGGCTGAACCGGAGCATGCCTTAGTACGCAATCATGATAGTGCTCAAAGCATTTTTCCGGTGTATGAAATAAATCATAGCTTTGTTTGGCCTTATTGCCCCAGTCCTTCCACCTATCTGCTTCCAAAAGCCAAACAATTTTTTCTTCTAGATCAGACAAATCATCTTTAAACCTAACATATTCTTCAAAGGGCTGATGATCGGGTCTGATACTTAGCAGTGGACTCTGGGGCATAAGTATAGCGCAACCAGCACTGGCTAACTCCCAGGTCCTCCATTGATCACGACTGTTACCAGGAAAGTTCAATCCAATCTTTGTTGAATTTGCTGCTTTTATAAACAAATCTGGATTACGTCCCTTGGCTCTTTCTTTGCTATACTGCAGTCCCCAGTTAAGATGTTTAAGCGGACCAGTACTAAGTTCCAACAACTTCTGCACAAATCGAACTCTACCAGGATTAGTTGGCGTTCCCATGAACATCACATCCAAGGTCTTTTCGCTGTTGTCACGGTATATGCTGGGTATGGGAAAATGCTGCGGGTACGTAGGACAATTATAAGGGTTCTGGCTTGCAGCAGTCAATTCCCTTTGCATGATTAGGTCAGGAGATCTTTCAAACCAACGTTGTACATGTTCTTCGTCAGTGTCATCATGCTGTACAAAGAAACTATCCTTAAAGTACATAGACATGAGCCTGTTGATTATGGGAATCTGCCAGGGCTCATGCAGGTAAGCAACAACTACCCTATATTGAGATGGTGGTACAAAAGATTGGAGTTGTTGTTCATTTACAAAATCACAACTGTAACCAGACACTTCGAAACTTTTGAACAAATATGTACTATTTGCTACCCAATCATAATTAAAAAATAAAAAATCTTTCATGTTAATTCCTTGTACATAGTTCTTGAAGTTTCATGTTATAAAGTTTTTCTGTGTAGTAACAGTGCAATCTTTGTGGTTGAAATGTCCAGTTTAGATTCATGGTGCGGGCTGTACTTATGTTATCTAAAACTAAAAAGTTATCATTAATGGCATGCCAGGCTAACCCATCGAACTCAGCAGTATTATTCCAGGTGAGATCATTGTTAAAATACTTCTGCAGTACCAAACTAAACCACAATTTTTCAGTACAGGTCTGCTGTCTGGCATACAGATCAGCATATA